GTGTGGCGTTTGCTGCCAAGGGCATGGGAGCAATGGTACCAGCATTGGAATTTGTGGTGACCATCTCTCGAACTCCCTTATATGCATGACTCTGACGAGGAGCCGCTTTCTTCGATTGTTTTGCCATGATGTGTTTATGTGTGTATTGGATCCCGCCACAACAAACGGGACTGTACATCATCTGGAACCAAGGGGCAGTACCCCGTTGGCCGCGCCGTGCAGTCTCTCGGCATTTTGTTTAGCACGGAAATATTAAGGAACTTTGAATCCCACCGTTTTGGGCGATTATCCAGACAACCCAATGGTGCATTTAAGGTCTACCCAGGACCAGCTGTTAAACGTGCCACCGTAACTATATACATACTTGAAAAACTAAACTCTCCTCGACCAACTCGTTACGCCCAAAAGTGAGAGAAACATCTCGATAAAGTTGTTCCGCAGCTAACTGCTCAGCAGGTGTTATCCCAAATGCTAACCAGAACGAGTACCTCGTTCTTTCGTCAATTGCTCCATAACCCCTCTTCATCCCGCGAGAAAGGTGTTCAAGACCCCCGCCGGGGCCGTTCTTGAACTTGGTGGCGCCCCCTGAATTGCGGATGTAGCACCGGTAGAACTCCTGCATGACGGGAATACCGCCTGCCAAAGACATACCACACTCACCGACAGAGGCCATCCATCTAGTCCAATCCCTAGAGTTCTCAAATTTCTGCAATGATATTGTATCCTTTACCATGGCGTTCTGTGGTTTCCTCACCATTATGTAACCCTCAGGTGTCCACACTGGTGATCCCTGACAAAAATCTATGTGTTCCAACTCATAAACCGCTTTCTCGACAACCATAGTAAAGCCTTTCTTAAGGAAATAACCCTCAATAGTAGACTCAACCAATTGCTGATACTCCTGCTCCATGATTAGTACACAATCGTCTCCGTCATTGACAAACTCACAGTCGATACCCAGGCTTCGAACAAACGCCAAGAACATTACACACATTAGTAGGGTGTTGCCGCCCCCAGTATTGGGGACACCAGACTTCCTACCGCCGTCCGTCGTGAATCTAACTTGCCCGTCCTCTGACCTACCGATGCCACTACCTATCAATTGCAGCCCTAATAAGTACTCCATCTCGTCCCTTTCCGCTGGGCAGGTCGCAAGCGTCAAGTAGAATGCGAACTCTCTACGTAACGCCATCATGCTAACGTGCTGATCGAACCGACTTGCATCAGCCATCAACGCGCAAGGATTTTTAAACCTACCCCACTTCTCAGCAATAAGAGCACCACGCCTAAAAGAATTTAGCCCCTTACATACAACCCTACTACCCCACGTTTTGTCCAATGCCCTAATGAAACTATGCTCCCGATGTGCATAGTGCCTACCTAACGCGACGACGTACCTAGAACCATAGGACGATATGGCTCTAGGAACGGGGTCCGACTTCTTTGTCAAGTCGAGCTTATCGTTCTTGACAAAGACAGTGATGTTTGCGTCACTCTTACTAATTGGTGTGGAGTGCAAAGACTCCACAGCTGCCTCATACATACTGCGCTTCTTCGCGTCCTTGTAGCGACCCGGAAATTCATCCAGGGTCAAGGAAGGGAACCTAGCGCAGTTGTTAGACACTTCCCTAAATACAGGGTCGCAATCATCAAATGCATCACTGGCCGGACGGGGTGGCGGTACAAACTCACCATTTGCACCCTTAACAAAATACACCCTCTCCTTAAGAGCCCGTTCGAGATTAATCATCGACGAGTTGTGGACTGTGGCTCGAGAGTAGGGCGCAAGCCTCCCCACCTGAGAAATAGTTCTACAGTCCCTTCGGGCAACCCAATGTTTCGCTGCAACCATACGGGGCTTGCCATGACCATCCAAAGCGGTTGGGGCTTCAGATGGGGCAGAATCCATCCCGTGCAGCAAAACTGGGCCGTCCTAGGCGTTACCCAAAAGGGTATCCGCCCAGCCCCAAGACACGTACTTAGCGGAGTACCCGCGTCTTGAGGACTTAAAAGATGCTGCCTGTGCAATGGCAACAGCATCAATTTGGTCCACGCTCCGATGTTCGAAGAACAGCGCTGTCGCCAAAGGCAAAGCTCTGGCGGCATCCGTAGGCCTGACCCCATGCGCAGCCATAAGGTTGCGAGCATGGCGCTCAAACACTAGCACATTCGAGTCGGTGCGAACGCACTGACTCAAGTGCGCGCCGCGGATCGTAGCAACCACAAAGGAGACGTAAGGTAACTTACGCCTCCCACGGACCCTACGCTCCACAACCTCACCATCCTTCTCAAACCGTTCCGTGACCGACTCCAGATCAGTGTCTCCCTGGTCAATCCCAAAAGAAAGATTGCGGGCGACCTTGTCCTGCGAGCTACTAACCCTAGCTCGACCAGTCCACCAACAGTAACCAGCTATAGCGAGTACAGGCAACGAAGTGAAAACCCTGACGGCGCTATCCGTCAGATCGTTGTATGCTTGTATTTCTAAAGTTGTAGCCATGTTGATTTCTCAGTAGTTTGTGGGTGGGGCCATTTGGCCCCCGTCAGCCACGATACTGCGTAGCCCAGCCTCATAACCCGGCTAGAGGACGGGGGTCATTAATCCAATGACCATCGGGTAAAGATGATGATTACCACACCCCTGTTTGGACAGCAACAGTTGACTGGTGACGTAAAGGCGCGTCACTACGTTCGGGCAATCAAGCACCTAACGCGGTTTGCCAAACCTAAATGATACGACGGGCAGCAAAAACCACAC